GTGCAGCGTGCGTCTGCGCGGCACAGGCGGCGAGATCCAAACCAGAACGCTACACATGTAGAACTGCTCGGAGAAGGCTTGCGGACGCGGGTTCGAATCCCGCCAGCTCCACCAATACCAAAACCCCAACTCGTCTGAGTTGGGGGTTTTTTTCATCCGTTGGCGCGTATTGCGCCGTGTTGTTGCGGGTTCCTGCGGAAACCTGCGGACTTCGCCATCCGCACCACCAGGCCGGTTCTGTGCCTGGCTCTCTCTCTCCTGGCCATTTCTCTCTGCATTTCTCACCCCCGGAAACGGGGTGAAGTCCACAAGGCCCGCTGGGGGGTCCAATAAGATCAACAACTTACGAGTGGACTAATCGAGTAGTTTGTTTTCAGCATTGGCAGGCTGGCGAAAATCGCAACCAGACGGTTTAGGCTTTGGAAGGATCGCCCGGCATCGGAAGGCCAACCTGCTGAGGTTTACAAGTCGTTGATGATGTCGAAGTCCGCCAATACATCGGGACGCTTGGCCCGGCCGATAAACAGGCCTACTACGGAGCACTTCGGCAGCCGTTCATTCAGCAATCGCTTGCACGCCTTGAAGTGAGTGCCATTGGTCAATACGTCATCGAACAGGATGATGGTCTGTTTCACTGGCGTCTGAAGACTGGCTTCGTCGATGGCCAGTTTGACGTACAGGTCGTCTGGCGTAGGGCGCTTTTCACCAACTTGAAACTCATGGTGGGCGCGCATAGATTCCTTCGTGACCAGCAATTCCCGAAAGTCCAGGTCCGCATGTACTGCACGCAGCGAACGAACTAGGCGGTCATCGTAGAGAGCATCAGTCTTGGCCTTTGATGGCGGAATTGGTACAACGGTACAGGTTTTGATGGCATTCTCGTTGAACACGCCTTGGACTAGGCTAGCCACCGTCATGATCGCCCGTTCCTTGTGGATGTATTCAGGTCGGCCGCGCTTATCCACCAACTTCTTGTAATTGGAGATCAGATTGTTGACCGGGCCGGCGTTGAAACCGGCACGTGGTTGGTACTCGCCGAGGCAGAAGCACTCGTCTTCGGCAGTCAAATAAGGGTGATCGTGCCGGAGTGCGTCATCAATGCGAATGACCCGAAATGCCGAGGTGTTTTCTGATTTCGTCATATTCGGACACCCTGATCGCTCCAGCTGCTTGCAACCGTTCGGGCCACTTTAGACCACGGTGGAAGCAGCTTTCCAATATGAACAGCTTGCGTCCCTGATCAAGTGCTGCACGGCCTTGTATAAGACTTCCCGACGTTTCGCCAGCTTCAACGATAACTGTTGCTTGGGTCAGAGCGGACATCGTTGCATTGCGCTCGGGGAAGAAGAGTCGGTTCCACTTCGGCGATTGACGCATATAACGAATCACCGGAACCTGGCTCACCAAAAGGTAATTGCGGGCGATGCGTTCCTGAAGCTCACTGTTCTCACGTGGATAGGTCTCGCTGATCGGTGTACCAATCACGCCGATGGTTTGCCCGCCGGCTTCTAGCGCTGCCGTGTGGGCAGCAGTGTCAATACCACTTGCCAAGCCGGAAACCACCACAACGCCATCATCTACCAGGCACTTGGCCAATTTGCGTGCACGCCGAATGCCTTCGTCGCTCGCCTCACGGCTGCCAACAAGGGCTACTCGCAGTGGCATGTAAAGCAAGTCAAGGCTGCCTCGGTAATATAGGAACTGAACGGGATGACGCGCTGCTCGCAGTTCCTCCGGATATTCCATCGTGCCTTGCACAATGAATCCGGCATCGTCGATGCGCTTCGACTGCAGGATGCGCAAAACCTCTTGGGCGCGCTTAGCTGCCTGCTCTGGATTAACAAAATGAGAGGGAAGGTCGTTGCCGCTTTTTCGGAACAGCTCCGCAAGAGTTTTGAACGATTGCCCTTCACGCGCCCACAGTTCCTCATAAGCGCCTAACTCAAGCGCTGGAGATACCGCTTGCTGCGCGAAAAGCTCAGCTGTGTTCACTCTTCACACCTTTCTAGATCTGTATATCCGAACAGTACATCAGTCTGCAAGAACTGTCCAGACTAAGGTCAAGAACCTACAACTCGAAATTTTAACTGCTCTTGACGAAGCCATTATTACCCTTGGTTATGAAGTCTTGACCATTACCTCTCTCTGCTCATCCCACAGCAGGGGCGTCCCAGAGGCCAGGTCGAACAACGTAACGTGATCCGGCAATGACTCGTCCAGGATGGCCGCCACGATGTCTGGCGCCAGGGTGGTGAGATTCACCATCCTGCTCACGTAGGCCCGGTCCATCCCCTCCATCTCGGCAACCTCGGCCAAGTTCCGTGCCTTGCCAGATTCGAGCAGCGCCAGCCACCGGTGCCCGCGAGCCAGAGCAAGCTGGATCGGCGTAGGCTCACTGTCCCACACCCTTGGCTGCAAGGCCGTGCCGTCTGGCAGCGTGACCGCCTTGCGACGCCCCCGTCGGGTAATTTTGATCGGGATGGTGACGTTGAAACTCCCGTTGCTGGCTGTCACCAGATCTGCGCTGCCAGTGGCGTTGATCTTGATCTCGTTCATGCCGCCACCCCATCAACTGACGCCGTTTGTGTCGGAAATTTCAGTTCGGCTGCCAGCCGCTCCAGGCCATTGGGTCGGAATTGCAATTCGACGGTGTGCGGCGTGACCACCACCTTCTTGATGAGCAGGCGAACGATGCGTTCCTGCTCGGCCGGAAACAACTGTTCCCAGACCTTGTCGATCTGCAGCATGGCGATGCAAACCTTGGCCTCGTCAACCTGGGCATCCATGGCCGTCATCAGTTTGGCAACACGGGTTTTGAGATCCGGAGCGCGCAAGATCAGCCGCATCTGCTGGACCACGTTCGCCTCCAGTTCGATCGCCGGCAAGCGCGGCAGACCGGACGCTCCTGCATGCTCCTTGTTCTCGCGTGTGTGGATGTAATACCGGTACAGCTTTCCGGCTCCCTTGCGGGTCCAGGCTACAGTCAGCGCGCGACCGTCAGCGCCTTCGATGATGCCCTTGAGCAGGAATGGGATGGTGGCACGGGTGTTGTTGCCCCGCAAGCGTGGACTGACCTTTAAGATGGACTGCACTGCCTCCCATGTGCTGGGCTCAATCAGGGGCTGGTGCTCACCTTTGAACCACTCCTCCTTGTGTCGCAGTTCACCCAGGTAGGTCCTGTTACCCAGGAGTTTGTAGATCAGCCCCTTGTCGATCAGCTTGCCCTCGCGGACTTTGCCGTCCTGAGTGGTCCAGGCCTTGGAGGTGACCCCGTCCATGCGCAACTCTTTCATGAGCTTGGTCGTGGAGCCGAGTTCAACAAAGCGCGTGAAGATGTGCCGGATGATCTTGGCTTCGCGTTCATTGGCCACCAGACGGCGGTCTTTCACGTCGTAGCCAAGAGGCGGCACTCCGCCCATCCACATGCCCTTGCGCTTGGAAGCCGTGATCTTGTCGCGGATTCGTTCGCCAGTGACCTCGCGCTCAAACTGTGCAAAGGACAGGAGTACGTTGAGCATCAGCCGGCCCATGGAGGTGGTGGTGTTGAACTGCTGGGTCACCGAAACAAAGGACACGCCCGCACGTTCAAACACCTCCACCATCTTGGAAAAATCGGCCAGGCTGCGGGTGAGACGGTCGATTTTGTAGACCACCACGATGTCGACGCGGCCGTCCTCGATGTCATTTATGAGCCGGCGCAATCCCGGGCGTTCCATGTTGCCGCCCGAGAAGCCGCCGTCGTCGTAGTCATCGGCAACCGGAATCCAGCCCTCGCTGCGTTGGCTGGCCACGTAGGCATGGCCGGCTTCCTTTTGGGCGTCGATGGAGTTGAAAGATTGGTCCAGGCGTTCGTCGCTGGACACACGGCAGTAGACGGCGCAGCGATGGCGCCGCTTGAGGACTTCGCTCATTTGCCTGCTCCCTTCTTGCCGGTGGTTTTCTTGGCAGCTGTCGACTTCAGCCCAAAAAATACAGGTCCTGACCAGGCCGTGCCGGTGATCTCCTTGGCGATGCGTGACAGGCTCTGGTAACAGCGACCATCGAATTCGTACTGGCCATCGACCGTAGCCATGACCCGGTACTCCTTGCCTTGGTATTCGCGGGTGAGAACGGTCCCGGCCATGAGCCGGATGTCGCGGTCAAACTTCTTGTTCTGTCCCGAATCCAGGATGGCCTGGATTCGGCGCTTGTTGCGGTCGACTATGTTGCGGTCGAGCTTGCGGAACTCGACCTCCTGCAGTCGGTAGGCAATGCGCCGCTCAAGGAACTGGCGGTTGTGGGTTGGATTGTCTGCGCCGAAGAGGCTCTTCCAAAGGGCTTTAATGTCGGGCATCGACAGATCGGGCAAGCCGGTGATTTGCGCTAACACCGAGGGCGGCGTGGCGTAGGGTGATTGCGTAGTGGTCATTTGGACTCCGTGACTTTGGTTGACGGGTCCGTATGAACGCTTCGGGTGCCAGAACAGGCAAGTCCTAAATGGCTCTTTGAGGCCACATTTGCGGACTTAGCGACAGATTGTTCCCATACCCGGGAAATGCCCCTCGCGAGCAGGGCAGACACCTCGTCCATGCGTTCCGTCACGGTCATGGAATCAGGTGGGCGGCGGTTGATTTCTTGCATTGGTTGCCAGTCTTTGATGTTCAACGATCGATGGAAAAAATTGTCCTCAGTGGCCAGTGGCAAAGCCAGAAGGGAGTTTCGGATTGGCGCGGAAGGATGATGGGGATTTCAAAAATGAACCCAAAAGTATCATGTAAATGAGGGTGTTTGCATGGAGAACGATCGTTCTCTATAATGGATGCTGTGAAGAAAGCTATCAACGACCACGAACACCTCGCCACTCTGCAGGGCTACTACGCCGAGCATCGGGTGCTGCCGTCCTACGCACGTCTGATGAGCCTCCTGGGCTTCGCCTCCAAGTCGGCGGTCAAGAAGGTTCTGGAGAGGCTGGAGGGCGGTGGCTTGCTGGAGCGCACACCGGATGGGGATTGGGCGCCCAGCGAGCAATTTTTCGAGCGCGCCATTGCGACCCAGCCCGTTCCGGCAGGTATGCCGATCTCAGCGGACAGCGACGTTCACGAGCAGATCACCATTGATCGGTTCTTGATCCAGCAGCCTGCCAAGACGGTGCTCATCCGTGTGAAGGGCGACAGCATGGTGGAGGCAGGCATCCATGACGGTGATTTGGCGGTTGTGGAGCGTAGGACCGATGCAACGCAGGGCGACATCGTGGTCGAGGTCGTTGATGATCAATTCACACTAAAAACACTTGCACGAGACAAAGACGGATATCACCTGTTGCCCGCTAATCCGAGTTACCCGGTAATCCGGCCGAGTAATAACGAGAACGGCAAGCTCGAGATTTTTGGCGTCCTGGTAGGCCTTGTGCGCAAATACCCATGAGGAGCCACCGCCTTGAAAATCTTCTCTCCAGCCCACTTCCTGCGCCATGTCTCGATGCCAACTCTGCGAGAGTTCACGGACGCGCACCCAATTGCATCCCGCTTGACTATCGACTGGGACAGTGATCCCGATACCTTGCCCACCAAGGTCAATGCCGCCATTGATGCGCTGAAGGCGTCCTTGAGTGCTGATGGCTTGTCTAGTGAGGACGCCGCAGCAATTGGGAACGATCTCCATCTGTGGCATGACGATCTGCGTCGCGTCCATCTTTTGACCAACGAGCTTGCCAGCAACGAGTTCCATGTTGCGTGCGCTGCGGATCCTGAAGCCCTGGAAGCGTTTGCCACTCGTGACGCCCGGGAGAAGGCGTTGTGGGTTTTTCATGCGCGAGACCAACTGTTCCGTGACGTGGAGTTACACCTGGCGTTCCAGGCAAAGGCCAACGGCAAATATTGGAAGAAGCACCGCATTGAGGCTGGCCTTGACCTGACCACTGAGCGAGAGAAGTTGGAGGCTTTCAGCCACGAGGTGGCCAAGCTCTTCGAAAAATCGGGTGGTGGCAAAAGCACCCATATTGAGCAGAGTGTTCATGCGTCGGACGGCAGTGTCCAGTTGACCATCTATGTGGAAGGTCCGATCACGGCGCTGGCGCATTTCACCGAAAACAAGTTCAACCGCGTGACCACGCGCATAGCTCTTGAGACTGCTGTCGTCTATCAGCCCGCCACGGGTGTGATCGAGAGTGTGGTCAAGGGCGGCTCGAAAAATCATCAGACCGTTCTGCAACTGTTTGGCAAGCATGTGGTCGGGCGTGATATCCAGCCAGAAGAAATTGAGAAGACCCGCTTCAAGCTCAACGAATTGCGGGATGGCCTGGAGGCGTTTGACGACCTCTCCCACTTCGGTGTTGAGAAGATTCGGCTGCGTCGTGCCCAATTCAGGCCACGCGGCAGCACTGGCATTGCTATTCGCATTGAGGCCTCGGCAGAGCAGGATCAGGACGATGCGATTGAACTCGCACGCAAGTCACTCAAGATCAGGCATTCGTTCGAGACCGAATACAACCTGGACGGCGCATCGGTTCTGGTGTACCTGGCGCCCGTAGATGGGCAGAAGCCCAAGCGGTTCAGCTTCGATGTGTACTCGACGGGATCCTCGACCATCAAGAACCTGTCGGAGAAAAACCAGCCCATTGCCAATGCCGTCCTGCAGTCGCTCAATGTGATTGAGGCTGAGGAGGCGACAGTTTGAGTGACACGTTGGTCAATGCCACTGAGGTGCTGTGCCGCCTGCTGGAACAGTCGAAGCCCACAGTCAATGGGGCCGCTTTGCTGGGCGGGGCGTTCGGCAATGGCGGGAGTGAACTCATTCATGAGCGACTGCTGGTACTCGGGCCTGCGCTTTCCTACGTTACATGTCCGGAATGTGGAATCGAGTTGGCCAGGGTCGTTCGGAAGGTGGGTGTCGACAAGGTTCTGCTGTACTGCGATGAGTGCAGTGAAGTCGAAGCTGGACACGCGCTTCTCCAGACCTACACGGTCAGCCTGAGCAGGCTTGTCGATCGCCTGGTCAGCAGCCTGGAATTGCCACCGTCAAACCGAAAGGCCATCGACCACGACATTTCGTGGCGGCTGGGGGTGCAGGAACGCAAGCGTGGCAAAGCGCTGACCTGGTATTTCGCGCGACACCTGAATGACCATACCGTGGCGCGCCACTTATTGGAGCAGATTCGTTCTGACAATGCAGCCCAATCGGCCAAGATCATCACCAGCACCGAGTTGCCTTTGCCAAATGGCTCTCCGCTGATGGGGTACGACGTCAAGAATCTGGTCGCCATTGCGCGCATGTCCCAGAACGTGTTCATCTTCTTTGATGACAGAGTCGAGGTCACTGTTGCCCAGCCCGATAAAGAAGCTGCGCCGGTCACATCGTTGCGTTATATCCGTGACAAAGCGTTGGCCTATGTGGGCGGCGTGAAGTACGAGTTAGAAGGGATGCAGCAGAAGATCCTGCTGGCCTTGATGGATGCTCATGGCCATCGTCTGGAAGGCAATCAGATCGGCGCGCGTTGCGGTTCCGATGCATTCCCATTCCAGCCAGCCAAGTATTTCGGCCGGAACAATGAGGTCTACAAAGCCTTCGTCAGGTATGTGCCCGGTGACAAGGTTTATGAGTTGATAGTCAGTAACGAGAATGAATAAATGTTTTGAAATTTCTGGCGAAAGGACGATATGACAAAAACACTGGTTTCACAGGATCAAATTTCGGCGTGGATGACGTCAGAATTGCAGAAAATCGACGAATGTCAAGATTGCCAAATAAGGGGAATTGTCCCTCTGCAGTTTCCAGATGAAGATGGTTGCAATTGGTCTGATTCTTTGACAGTCAACAGCGGAGGAGTTCCCTCCGAAATATTGGTCCCTCATGTCAGAAGGATAGTTGCAGAGGCAAAGACAAGATTTAATTTGGAATGATTAAGGTGGGTGAATTGAAATTCAAAACTGCAAAATGTGAGCGCTCAGGTGAGCAAATCCTCTTGTCCGACGGATGGATTGTCTGTAACGCGCCAACGGGTGAATGGTCGTTTGTAAGTATCGATGCGAACGAGAACACGTTTGACTACCACGTTGAGCTAACTGCTTTGGTCAAATCGCCTGAAGCGTTGGTTGATTGGCTTGCGCACATAGGCGAGAAAACGTGGTTCAAGCCGGAAAAGTTTTTTGAATTTTTCAAAAAATTCCGAAAAGAAAACAATCTGTACGGATGTCTTTGATGAATTTCTAAACTTTTTCCTGACTGACCTGATGGTTTAGGCGATCAACACCTTTCGCTATCAATAACCCGGCTCCTGTCCGCAGGAGGCCGGGTTTTTTGCATTTTGTTCGCACGATTTCGATTTGCAGAACCCTTCTGCCGAATCTGCCGAACGGGTTCCAGAACCTGCCTTGAAAAACTGCAAGCACTGGTTAGCGCGGCTCCCAAGCCGCACGAAACAGGACTTTTTTCATCTTCAAGGAGATTCAATTGCAACCCACAGAACCCGTCCGTCATCTCAACCAGCGGCAGCTTGCTGAACGCTGGGATTTGAGCGAAGCAACCCTAGAGCGCTGGCGCTCCGAGGGCATTGGTCCCGTCTTCCTCAAACTGCAAGGCCAGGTCCGCTACCGGATCGAAGACATCGAAGCTTTCGAAGTCGACAGCCTGCGCAAAAGCACGTCCGAACGTGAAGTCAGCGGAGGTGCAGCATGAGCGCCGATGTCACTTTCACGCCCGAACAGGTGCTGGCTACTCCGGCTGGCACGCTGGCGCAGCAACCCGCTGAACTGCTCTTCAGCATCAAGAACGCCGCTGCCGATCTGCTGGCCGCCGGTAAAGCCCTGAGTGATCACATTGATCAAGCCATCGACTTCAAGTGGAGCGAGCGTGCTCGCAACCTACGCCACGACGCTGGCAAGGACACCGGGGTCGTTCACTTCGATGACGGCAATGTGCGTGTCACTGCCGACCTGCCCAAGAAGGTCGAGTGGGACCAGACACGTCTGGCAGAAATCACACGCCGCATCGCCGACAGCGGCGACGACGCCAAGCAGTACGTCGAGATCAGCTACCGGGTCAGCGAGACCAAGTTCAACGCCTGGCCCGAAACCCTCAAGTCCGCCTTCGAGGCTGCCCGCACGGTCAAGACCGGCAAGCCCTCGTATCGCCTTGCCCTCGTAAAGGAGTAATCGCAATGTTGTTCAAGAAGAAAACCCCAGTCCAGAAATTGCGTGAGCGCCCCGAATGGTATGTGCGCGAACTGCCCGACACCATCCGCGTGCCGGCCCTTGAGGGACATCGCCCGCAAGAAGTGACCGTCCCCTTGGAGGACGCCACGCTGGACGACATGGCCTTTGCGATTGTCGGTATTGAAGCCCAAGTGGCCCAAGCCCGTCGCGGCCTGAGTGGTCTGCGCGAGCTATACGAACAAGCCCGCAAACGGGGCGCCATTGGCACCAACACGGTCGCCGAGGTGTTCTTTAGTGATGAGTTCCAGGAGGTGGCCAAATGAGCTTGCCCATCATCACCGCTGACCAGCGCCTGGCTGAGCGCCGTGGCGTCAAAGGCGTCCTGGTCGGGAAGTCTGGCATTGGTAAGACCTCCCAGCTCTGGACGCTCAATCCGGTCTCGACCCTGTTCTTTGACTTGGAAGCCGGAGACCTGGCCGTCGAAGGTTATGCAGGCGACACCATCCGTCCTCGGACTTGGCAGGAATGCCGTGACTTCGCTGTGTTCATTGGCGGCCCCAATCCGGCGCTGCGCGATGACCAGCCTTACAGCGAAGCGCACTTTCAGGCCGTCTGCCAGCGCTTCGGTGATCCGGCCGTGTTGGATAAGTACGAGACGGTTTTCGTTGACTCAATCACCGTGGCAGGTCGCCTGTGCCTGCAATGGTGCAAGGGGCAGCCGCAGGCCTATTCCGAGAAGACTGGCAAGCCCGACAGCCGTGGCGCCTACGGGCTCATGGGCCAAGAAATGATTGGCTGGCTGACCCACCTGCAGCACACACGTCGCAAGAACGTCTGGTTTGTCGGGATCCTCAACGAGGCTTTTGACGACTTCAACCGCCGCGTTTTTACGCTGCAGATTGATGGCTCAAAAACCGGACTTGAGTTACCCGGCATCGTCGATGAGGTCATCACGCTGGCCGAAGTCAAAGCCGATGACGGTAGCAGCTACCGCGCCTTTGTGTGTCACACGCTCAACCAGTGGGGCTACCCAGCCAAGGACCGCAGCGGTCGCCTCGACGCAGTTGAGGAGCCGGATCTCGGTCGCCTGATGCAAAAGATCGCTGGCCCCGCACGCCCTGCCAGTGAGCGCCTGGACTTTGCCCGTCCGCAGCCCGTTACCTCCGAGGCTGCCCCCAACACCCCAACCCCCGCAATTTCTTCTCTGGAGTCTTGATCATGACCTTTTTCGATTTCAATTCCGCCGCAGAGCAATCTAGCTACGACCTCATACCCAAAGGCACGGTAGTGCGTGTGCGCATGACCATCAAGCCCGGTGGCTATGACGACCCGTCTCAGGGATGGACCGGCGGCTACGCCACGCGCAGCCTGACTACTGGATCGGTTTACCTCAACTGCGAATTCGTGGTGCTCGATGGCCCGTTCGCTCGCCGCAAGATGTGGTCGCTCATTGGGCTGTACAGCGCCAAGGGTGCGGAGTGGACCAACATGGGGCGGACTTTCATCAAGGCCATCCTGAACTCCGCACGCGGGATCAACCCGAGTGACAACAGCCCGGCAGCGCAGAACGCCCGTCGCATCAGCGGCTTTGTGGATTTGGAGGGCATCGAGTTTGTCGGGAAGGTCGACTGGGAGAAGGATCAGAACGGCCAAGACAAGTGCGTCATCAAGTCGGCGGTGGCCCCGGACCACAAAGAGTACGCGGCGCACATGAACGGTTCCGCACCTGCGGCGCCCAGTGCCACGGCGCCGAACGCCTATGCACAGGCCACCGGACGCGCAGCGGTACCGGGTCGTCCCAGCTGGGCTCAGTAAGGGGGAGTTGCCATGATTCTTCGCCCCCGCCAAGCCTTGCTTGTGCAGAGGACCCTTGCGGCCCTCGGCGAGCATGGCAACACCCTGGCCGTTGCGCCCACCGGATCGGGCAAGACCGTGATGCTGTCGGCTGTTGCCGGCAGCATCCTGGCTGAGCCTGATGCCAAGGCATGCATTCTGGCCCACCGCACTGAGCTGACTGGGCAGAACCGCTCGAAGTTCGAGCGAGTGAACCCGCGCATCAAGACCTCTGTGTTTGATGCCAACGAGAAGTCGTGGGCTGGCAACGCCACCTTCGCCATGGTGCAGACGCTCTCTCGTGGCGCCAATCTGGAGCAAATGCCGACGCTTGACTTGTTGATCATCGACGAGGCCCACCACGCGGTTTCGCCCAGCTACCGCGAAGTGATTGAACAGGTGTTGGTCAAGAACCCCAAGGCTGCCATCTGCGGTCTGACCGCAACCCCGAACCGGGGCGATGGCAAGGGCCTGCGTGAAGTGTTCAGCAACCTGGCTGATCAGATCACGCTGGGGGAGATGATCGCCAGCGGCCATCTGGTACCGCCCAGGACCTACGTGATCGATGTCGGAACCCAGGATGCTTTGCGCAAGGTGCGTCGCACGGCCATCGACTTTGACATGAATGAGGTCGCGTCGATCCTAAACAAGACCCTGATCACAGAGTCGGTGATCACCAACTGGAAAGCCAAGGCCAGTGATCGCAAAACCATTGTGTTCTGCGCCACGGTCGAGCATGCAAGCGATGTATGCAAGGCCTTCAATCAGGCCGGCGTTCACGCTGTACTGATCCACGGTGAGTTGGCTGATGCCGAGCGCAAGGAGCGACTGGCCGCCTATGAAACCGGTCGCGCCCAGGTGGTGGTCAATGTCGCGGTGCTGACCGAGGGCTACGACTACACGCCGACGTCCTGCGTGGTCCTGCTGCGACCCAGTTCCTACAAGTCCACCTTCATTCAGATGGTGGGCCGAGGCTTGCGCACGGTCGATCCGCAGGAGTTTCCCGGTGTGGTTAAAACCGACTGCATCGTCCTGGACTTTGGCACTGCCAGCCTCATGCACGGCGCGCTTGAGCAGGAAGTCAATCTCAATGGCCACGACCATGATGGTGACGCACCGACCAAGGATTGCCCGGAGTGCGGAGCTGTCGTACCGCTGGCCGTCATGGAGTGCCCGTTTTGCTCCCATGTTTGGGAGCCATCAGACGCACCGGATGGCGGCGTGCTGGACAAGTTCGTCATGAGCGAGATTGACTTGCTCAGCCGATCCAATTTCCGTTGGTGCGATCTCTTTGGCAGCGACGATGCACTCATGGCCACGGGCTTCACAGCCTGGTGCGGCATCTTCTTTCTCAACGGTCGCTGGCACGCGATTGGGGGTGGCAAGGGACTCAACACCCGATTGCTGGCTGTTGGTGAGCGAACGGTTTGCATGGCCAAGGCCGACGACTGGCTCAACGACAACGAATCCGAGGACTCAGCCCACAAGACACGCCGCTGGCTCAACGAAGCGCCTACACCGAAACAGTTGCAGTACCTGCCACCTGAAATGCGAGCCGATTTCAGCCTGACGCGCTACCAGGCGTCTGCGCTGCTGTCGTTTCGCTTCAACCGCAACGCCATCGTTCGCTTGGTCAACGCGGCCAACGACGCGAATGTCCACCCGATCTTGGAGGCTGCGTGAAATGTGCTGTCTGTCATCGCAAAGCCAAGGGGTTTGGCTGGTTCAACCCGCGCGTTCGCCGCTCAGACCCCTCTCGCTACAACGACAAGTGGGTGTTCTGCTCCCGCCGCTGTCAGGAGGCCTTCTCCACGCTCATGAACAAAACGGAGGGGCAAATGATCGACCCCAGTGATATGGAAATTTCAGCCATGCAGTCCTGTCTTGGACCGCTGGGCGAGTACGTTGGCTCAATCGGTATGCAGCGGCCTCTTGCCGACTACACCCGTGAGGAGGTGCTCACACTCATTGATGTGGTCGTTACCAAGTACCAAGACCACATGCTCGAAGAGCACGAGCGTATGGCAGCCAAGGACCGGGCGTTTTTGGAGCAAAGGCTCGCTGTTCAAGCTGCAGGTCGGCAGCAAGGACGGGTGTGATGCTCGACTTCAATCACCGTCCCAAATTTCATGAACAGGTCGGCGCGCTCATCGATGACGCGCTGGCGCGGGAGCGCGATGCGCAAACGCCGCGTGACTACCTGGGCGCGTCCCGCCTGGGAGTCGCCTGCGAGCGTGCGCTCCAGTTCGAATACACCCGCACGCCGGTGGACCCAGGGCGGGAGTTTTCTGGTCGTCTGCTTCGGGTATTCGAGGTGGGCCACCAACTGGAAGACCTTGCCATTCGGTGGTTACGCCTGATCGGCTTTAACCTGTACACCCGCAAGGCCCAGGGCGGGCAGTTCGGGTTTTCCGTGGCTCGTGGTCGGATCAAGGGCCATGTCGATGGCGTCCTGAATGGCGGACCAGCGTCACTGGGCATGGGCTATCCCGCGCTGTGGGAGTGCAAGACCATGAACGACAAGTCCTGGCGTGATACGGTCAAAAACGGTGTGGCCAAGTCCAAACCGGTCTATGCCGCGCAGATGGCGATCTACCAGGCCTACATGGAAGCCAGCATCCCGGGGATTTCGCAGAACCCAGCGCTTTTCACCGCCATCAACAAAGACAGCCAAGAGATCTGGTTCGAGTTGGTGCCCTTTGATGGCGGGCTGGCCCAGCGAATGTCTGATCGCGCTGTGAGTGTCATCACGGCCACCGATGCCGGTGAGGTGCTGCCCCGATTCTCGACCACGCCAACCCACCAGGAGTGCCGCTTCTGTTCATGGCAGGAACGCTGTTGGGGTGGGTCTTGATGCATGGGTCCAGCTACTTCGACTTCAACGATGCAGCGGATCGCGTAACCGGGACGACAGAAGATGTCGAAGGATTGCGCCATGCGCTGATCGATCGGCTCGAATCTGTCCTGCTTTTTCTGTTCCCCCAGGGTCGTATCCGTGGCGGAAAGTTCTACGTGGGTGACATTGATGGCTCACCCGGCAAAAGCCTGGTCGTTGAGATGGAGGGCGCACGACGCGGCCTCTGGTTTGACTTCGCCGCCGACATGGGCGGTGATTTGTTCGATGCCTGGGGGTTGTCACGCAACCTTTCGGTCAAGAACGACTTTCCGCGCATTCTTGAAGAGATCCGTCAGTGGTGTGGCGTTGCACCGCCTGTCGGCAGATCAATTAAGCGTGATGTCCGCCAGCAACCGATTGATGAACTCGGCCCGTACACCGCCACCTGGGACTATCAGAGCGCCGACGGCACGCTGATAGCCCGGGTGTATCGCTACGACCCCCCCTCGGGTAAGGAGTTCAGGCCCTGGGATGTGCGCGCCCGCATGTGGCGTGCGCCCGATCCACGTCCGCTCTACAACCAACCCGCCATGGCTTTGGCCAGACAGGTGGTGCTGGTCGAAGGGGAGAAGTGTGCCCAGGCCTTGATCGATAAAGGCATCGTTGCAACGACAGCCATGAACGGTGCCAGGGCGCCCATCGAAAAGACGGACTGGACCCCGCTCAGGGGTAAAGACGTTCTGATCTGGCCAGATAGGGATGCGCCGGGCTGGGATTACGCCGAAGCGGCTGCCAAGGCTTGTAGCGCCGTGGGCGCACGGTCGGTGGCGATCGTTGTCCCACCTGAATCGAAACCTGAGAAATGGGATGCCGCCGACGCCGTGGTCGAAGACTTTGACTGCGAGGAGTTCTTGCATTCTGGCGAGCGCATCAACGTCAAGGCCAGCACAGCAAGCCTGCCCATCTATTCCATGGGCGAGATCCTGGACGACCACACGCCTGTGCCTGCTGATCTGGTCTCCAACCGGATCGTCACGCCGGGCGGTATCGCTGTTTTTGGCGGTGCCCCCAAGGTTGGTAAGAGCGACTTCCTGCTGTCATGGCTCGCTCACATGGCTGCCGGTCTGACGTTCTTGGAAATGGTGCCAGCAAGGCCACTCAGGGTTGCCTACATCCAGGCCGAAGTCCGATACCCATACCTCAAAGAGCGCATGCACAACATCTTCCTGCCTAAGGAGAGGTTGGCGCTGGCACGTCGCAATCTGATGGTCACGCCACAGTTGCACCTGGTTCTCAATGACGAGGGGCTGGAGCAGCTGATTCATGCCATCAGTACGCACTTCGGTGGTGAGCCGCCGGACATCATTGCCATTGATCCGATCCGAAACGTATTCGACGGTGGCGGCGTGGGTGGAGAGAACGACAACGACGCAATGATGTTCTTCCTCACACGCCGTGTGACCAAGCTGCACCTCGCGGTCAATCCGGATGCTGGCGTGATCTTGGTCCACCACACCAAGAAGATCACCAAACGCCAGTTCGAGGAAGACCCATTCCAGGCTTTTGCAGGTGCGAGCAGCCTACGCAGCTATTACTCGTCAAGCCTGATGCTGCATCGGCCGGATGAGTCGACCACGGTGCGTCAGTTGATCTTTGAGTTGCGCAATGGCCCGGGATTGCCCATCCGCTACGTCGACAAGATCGAAGACCAGTGGGAGATCGTCAATGCCAGTGAGCGGCTAGTCCTCAAGGAGTACGGGCAGCGGCTTGATGCAGAGCGGCTGCGCAAACTTGATGTGATCTTGCAGATCCTGCTCGATGAAGGGTTCAAGGGCAACTGCTACACCGCCAATCAGTTCGCCGAGGCCTTCGAGGGCAAGGCTGGCCTAGGCGGCGAGCGCACCATCCGCGAGCGACTGTCAGCCCTGGCCACCCAGGGCTACATCAAGTATTTCCGCAACGCACAGGACTATGGGCTGCCCTCCATCGGCCGTTCCAAGTTTGGCTACCTGTGCGTCGAGGGCATGGTGGTCAACCTGCCCCAGGGCGAACCGGATTTAGACACTGGAGAGGTGCACGCGGTGTCTCTGCGCGTCCTTCCCACCCACTACAAGTGCCCACTTTCCGGGGCAGCGATGCCCGTCGAGAACCCGGAAGTGTGGGTCTATCCCGAAAACAGCAATGACCCACAGGAGTCCGAATGAACACGATTTGCCAAGATAGAGACATCACGCACGGCGCATTGGCGCACGCACGCATTGGCGCGCAGGAGCACGCACACGCTGTCATGTGCCGTGCTTTGGAAAACGCCCGCATAGACCCGCGTTTGTGCGATGCCACACACACCGATACGCAGGAGCAAGTTGGCAAAAAAGGGGCTGGAAGTTGGCAAAGTTTTGCCAACTGGATTCAGTTGGCAGACCGTTGCCAACTTAATTCCTTTTCAGATAAAGCACTTACAAGTTTTCCGGTTCAGTTGGCAGTTGGCAGTTGGCAAAAGTTGCCAACTGAGCCAAGTCCTTGTTTTTATTCACTTTCTGCCACTTCCGAAGTTGGCGAAATCTCCCCCTCCTACTACGTAGGAGAGGGGGCTGATGCCCTCTCTCCGTTACGTAGGGAGAGTGCCAACGCGCTTGATCCGGTACCTGTATCGCGCACGGTGGTCATGGCGATCGATCTGGGGACCACGACCGGTTGGGCCATGCGAACGCAGGACGCGCAAGTCGTCCATGGGTTTGCGAGCTTTAAGCCAAGTCGTTACGAGGGTGGAGGCATGCGCTACCTGCGTTTCAAGCGTTGGCTCAGCGACATGCGCCATCTTGCCATTGAAATCCACTGCGTCTATTTCGAGGAAGTTCGCCGCCATGCCGGTTTGGATGCGGCACATGTCTATGGCGGACTGCTGGCCACGCTGACGGCTTGGTGTGAGCACCACAACATCCCTTACCAAGGGGTGCCCGTGGGAACGATCAAGAAGCACGCCACCGGCAAGGGCAATGCAGGCAAGGCAGAAGTTATGGACGCGATGCGGGAACTGGGGCATCCGGTGACCGATGACAACGAAGCAGACGCGCTGGCGCTGCTGCACTGGGCTCTGGACACACAGGAGGGATGACATGGTTGTAGCAACACTTCAATGGACAACGGATGACGTGGCCAACTGGCTTATCGAAGCCTCGCGTACAGCACATCGCCTGCCACCGGTCAGGGTGCAGAGTTACTTCAACGTTTGGCCCACCATCGTTCGCACGGAATACGAACGCATGGCCAGCGACGATGCGCCGGGCTGCCGTTTCCCGCCCACGCCGTTAGAGATCGAACGCATGCTCGTGGTCATGCAGTGGGTTCAGTGTTTGGATGTCGAGCAACGCAAGTTAGTGTGGATGCGGGCGGAACGCTGGCGCTGGTACGACATCGGTAAACGCTTTGGCGTGGCTCCGCGCACGGCGCAAAGGCACTGGGAGGTGGCTATTCAGACCATTACTGAACATATTTCGCGTGGAGGTTGATAGACTTTGCTTGATGCGGCCTGCCCATGCCAAACGATGCGAACAGGTGCGGAGAAAACGCGAATTTCGAGGTGTCGCGTTTTGCCCGGATTCACGATAAATTCTGTCTACGGTCGCGAGAGATGCGTCTCCGATCCAACAACTTCACGAACCCGCCCGGTGGCCCATGTGGCAATACCAGGCGGGTTTTTCATTTCAGGTCCTCATGCAGCCCATCAAACTCGAATACCGTGCGGTCGATTCGTTGATTCCTTATGCGCGCAATGCCAAGCAGCATTCCGACGCACAGGTGGCTCAGATCGCCGCGAGCATTCGTGAATTCGGCTGGGGAGCACCGATCCTGATTGACGGATCCAACAATGTCATTGCGGGCCATGGACGCCTGCTGGCTGCTCGAAAGCTCGGTCTCGCAGAGGTGCCCGTTGTGCCCATGGAGCACCTGACTGATACCCAGCGCCGCGCC